GCCGCACGCCGCCGTTGGCGGAAAGCGACATGACCGTGGTGACGGACTGGCGCCGCAGGGGAATATGGAAGGGATCATCAATCCAGTAGGAATTGGCAAAGGTCGGATCTTTTCCCATTTTCCGAAGCTTGGAAAAAATATTCTCTTTTTCGATCAGTGTTTTCAGCCGGGGCAGGGGAAAGCCTTCCATATGTTTGCCCATTGCTTCCGGCGCATTGATGCCGCACAACAACGACGCCTGACCTGTGGCGCTTTGCGGTTTGCCCTCAACCCCGAGACAGGCATCAATCGGATGCGCCTGGTCTAATAGTTTTCCAATGTTTGGAAACCGCGGATCACGCAACGGATTAACTGCCGGATCATCGGAACCGATGCCGAAACCGTCGATAAAGATAAATAGAATTTTCAGATCGTTACTCATAATCGAACCACGGAATACACTGAATACACAGAAGGTGCTTGTATAGCGATTTTTTCCGTGTATTCAGTGTATTCCGTGTAAAAACCCACTTGAAAATACAGTAAGGGACACTTGATTGTGCAGTAAAACGGTGGATGGTCGTAAAAAATGCCAATTTATTCCCCTAAAACTGTAAAAAACGCGTGAATTTCCCGTTATCTAGCTGAATTTCCCAATAAATGCGGGGTTATTCCTGTAAACCTCGCCCGAATCCCGCGAATAATCGCGGGATTCGGTATCGGACACCATAATCAGCGAGACCGCAAGCGGAAATTGCTAATCAGCAACTCTCCTCGGGCTGGCGCTCTGGATGCTGCCGTTTTTCCAACAGAATAGCCCACTGAGACCGGCTTAAAATGCAGGTTTCCAAAAATATCGCGGACCTCTTTCCGATCGTTTAAAGAGAGAATAAACCGCCCTTTAATGCCCGTTAAACGGTCGTTTAATTCCTGAAACCTGGCGCGCGGCCATTTCACAGCGTAGTCATTCTCGCACCCGAAGTACGGGGGATCGATATAGAATAAAACATCCGGCCCATCGTATCGACGGATACATTCCAATCCGTCCAGATTTTCGATATGGGCGTTGGCTATCCTTTCGTGCGCTGTTTCAATATCCCTTTCGGCACGGACACGGCTTAGGCGCGGGATACGGCCCTTGCTGACCCCGTGTGACTGACCTGCAGTTTTTCCACCGAAGCACATACACTGCAGACTATAAAACCGAACCGCCCTCTGGATATCGGTCAGGGTGGTCGGATCCTGCTTTTTAATAATGTCAAAGATCATTCGGGAATGAACGGCGTACTGCAGGCTGTCGATCATTTCATCCCGATGGTTCTGAATAACACGCCAGAAGTTCACGAGTTCTCCGTTTGCATCATTCAGGATCTCCCCGTTTGATGGCGGTTTTGCGAAGAATACCCATGCTGCACCGCAGAACGGTTCCACATAGGTTTCATGTTTCGGCATTACATTAATTATCTGTTTTGCGAGTCGGCTCTTTCCTCCGAGGTAACTTATTACCGATTTCATTCGTTCGACTTTCCTTACTTCGCTACCTTCTTGCTCGATTCACTTGGCTGGGGGGTAGCTGGTTTTCAGTGTCGACGGCTGGTACGTCGGCGAGGGTGGCTGCAATCCACCTTCTACCTTCCGGTCTCTTTCAACCGGAAAAATCCATCCTCTATGAGTAGACCGGTTCTTCCGGCCAGTTGATATTGTCAAAATCCTGAGTTGCTGCAGGCAGGTCACGCAGCGCCTGACGATAGGCTACAAATTCACTTCGCTTTAAATCACTTAACGGCGAGTCGGTCAGCATCGTCCAATCTGTGAGCCTAAGCCGGCTATCCCTCTCATATCGAAGCGCAGCCAGTTTTTCTTCATCCGTTTCCTGAGCTGGTTGCTCAGATAATGCATCGGGAATGACTCCGAGCGCGGAGATCAGGATCGCCTCCCGACCGTTGTACCTGGTTTCTCCCCGGTGGTCTTCAACCTGTATCCATTCACCATCGATAAAGCAGCATACCTTTCCTGACTCTTTATTGGGCGGTGCAATTAGGGTCGCGTTGGAAGGAACCATAGGATTTCCCTCAATCGGATCGGCCCGAACCGGACGCGCATGGATAAATTCTTTTGTTCGTGGATGATAATGATAAGCGTCCATAATTACTCCTTAGTATTTAATGACAAACAGAACGGATTTATTGATCGGCCGGGATTCAAGGCCGGAATTTTGAGCCGTGGTTCCCCCGTTAACCGTCGGATATTCTTTCACTCCGTTGTACCCACTATGCGGATCCACACCATCAGCTGTGTCCCCAAGTCGTGGGTCGGTATATGAGTGATCATGCGGGCCAACATCGTCTTCTTGAATAGTTCCCACGCGATCTCCGGTCGTTCCATCTCCGCGATCCGCTCGAGAGGCCGCGTCCGGGTCGGTGCCAGAGCCATTGTCCCAACCACGGAGAAAATACCCTCGATAATCGGGAAGATTAAATGTTGTTTCCCCGTTTCCGTCGCCATAATTACTTTGAATGAGTGCAAAAAGATTCGAATAAGCCTCCCGATCGACAGCAGCGCCTTCACACGGCAGCCATCCATTCGGTTCAACCTCCGTCGGCCAGGCCATAATTGCACCCACCGGAGTCTCCTTGGAATCGACATATGCCGGAGATGCATAAACTCCATCGTGGTCGTGATCTAGCGGCGAATAAGCTTCATCATGATTGTGAATAACCGGAGCCTTTGAGCCTAATTGATCTTTAAGATATAGGGTTCGGTTGGCCAACTGCCGCAGCGGGACATTATCAATTCCGTCTACGCCGCCACGCAATTCATCGAGTTCTGAAAACTGATAAATCCCAAGTTCCCATACTGATTGTTCCTCTTGGTTTGCCATAATTTATACCTCCGGGGAAAACACCTTGAAAATTTTACATCGCTCAGGGGCCACACGACCAATTAAGTCCAATGTCTCATTGGTCATAGGCGGATGATCGATCGTTAGTTTGATTGAGTACAACGCCCAATGTGAAGAGTTGCGAAGTAAGAGTCCCGTGCGGCGGTATGATCCATTGCGGCGCACTTGCCCAATACCTTCGATTATTGTTGCGCCCGCATAGCCAGCTTCAGAAAGGGCCGACAAAACCGCACCGGCCGTTCCCTTTTTTTTATGGCGCTCTTGATTCGATTGTATCAGCGCTCTTTTTTCCGCATCCGTTGCTTCTGGATCCCATGAATCCACCGACAACGCCCAGGCCAACCATGGAAGCAAATGCTCAGGGCACTCCGTTGCATCCCAAAGCGCTGGCAGTTCGATGGGAACATGAGCGAGCCGGCTGATCGCCAAATCAAGAGCATGCTCACCCTTCGGTTGGCGTTGCGATTCTGCATTCGGCGCGCCCGGAAGCAAACTTTCTGTTGCTCGATTAATAGGCATCACTCATCCCTCCCTGATGAGATCACAGATATTGCCGTACAGAACGGCGCTGTATCCGCACCAATCTCGATGCGATTGGCCGGTGAATTTAAAACCACCTCCTGAACGCCAGGCTGGTGAAGCGCCTGCATAACGCCGGAAATGGTGATGTCCCTACCAATTTTATGCTGTTCATTCGCGTAGTCCGCCGCAGCAGCTTCCGCAGCCCGCACAACCACTGATGAATCAGGCCCATCATAAAGAATCAACTCTGCGTTAATTGTAAACTCCACAATAACTGCCGAGATTACATGAACCGTATCGCAAAGCGGCCGCACATCATCATCCGACAATGCATCCTCAACAAACGGCAGAATTCCGCCCCGTTCACCATCAGCAAGCTGACCGGTTAGAACGCCATGAAGCTGGGTGTCAGAATACAGTGCATCTTGATCGGTCTCAAAAGATGCCCCGTTTTCAAAATCAACAATCGTTCCTGAAGGGATGTCCATTTTGAGCGCTGCAATAGCAATGAGTGGCGCACCGTCCTCATAGCCTGCTGGATAATCAATTCGCACTCCATAACACTGGCCATAACCCTCTTTAGAAAGCACCGCAACCTGAACAACGCCAGCCCCAGCGTTCGCTGCTCGAACATCTTTTATCTGCGGATGAGCAGACCGGGCATGGAATTCGTAGGCCCCGCGAGGCCCCGCTGTTGACCAACCCTCGGGAGCCAGAGCAATGCGCTCACGAAAAGAATCATCAAGCTCGCCGGCCAACCTAAGAATCGGAGGCTGCCGATCGGCTGCAATATGATCCAAATCAGCACCAACAGCATAGGCCAGCATTCTGGATTTC